CTCACATATATTTCATCAACTGTACTCCTTATCTAGCTAGATAAGGAGTACAGTTGATGAAATATATGTGAGTACAGTTAATAATTAATTAGATGTAAGTACACTTGTTGGCCTTCGGCGTTAACTGTACTCCTTTTTATTGTGTTACTTTGTGGCTAGTACAGTTATTTGGTTGGGCATTCTTACTTTCAGTTCGCCTTGTCTGGCAGGTCTAAAAATTGTCTAGCCTACTTAGACTTTATGACGGTGCAGTTGTTATGGAACTATTCCACATCTAAGCCGATATCATTTAACTATCTTTATAAACAGCAACATATAAGCGGAAACGCTAAAGCTAGGCACAGTAAAAAGCGTAAAAGGCTGCGCTCCGCGCCTCTTTATTTTTCAAAGACAAAAGCCCTTGCCTGTGCCACACTTTTAAAATATTTTACAGCTTTTGCTTTGTTTTACTCTAAAACTGTAATATCTTTACGTGGCTGTAATCCATAACGAGAGGAAATTAGCATGAATGGTTTAGAAAGGCTGATAAACGCTTTGATAAGCAATAGCGACCAGTTAGTCGAGCAAGAAATTATCAAAAAATTTTCTGAGGACGGCAACCGCCGGATTGTTCGCAGATTCCCAATTAACCAGGCGGCGGAAATGATTGGTGTTAGCCGCCAGCGCATCTATAACGCCAAGGCTGATAATCAGCTAACCGATCCGCTGTTCGATGGATGGGTAACAAGTGCAGGCTTAGACCTTTACCAGATTGATAAACTTCGCGATATCTTTGGTACTAGGCCAACATCAGACTATTGCATTGTCGAGGCTATCAGTGGCCACAAGGGCGGCGGATATAAAACCACCACAGCGCTGCACCAAGCACAATGGCATGCGATGAAAGGGCACCGCGTTTTACTGGTATCGATGGATCCGCAAGGGTCATTAAACCTAGCCATGGGTAAACTGCCAGATGTGGACGTAAAGGGTGAACATACCTTACTGCCCTACTTTATGGGCCAAGAGAAAACGGCTCACTATGCCATACAAAAAACTTACTTCCCTAGCCTTGATATCATCCCGTCATGCCTGCAGCTAAGCGTGGTTGACGATGTAGTGGCCAGAATGGGAGACAGTGGTAAAACAGCAGTGGCGGCACATCTGCTGCTTGCTGCAGCACTTGAGACAATCAAAAGCGATTATGACCTCATAATCATTGATTGCCCTCCTAACCTTGGCCTATCAACAGTAATGTGCGTATTTGCATCAGACCTAATCATTATCCCGACACCTGTAGACCGCTTTGGCTTTTACAGTACCAGGCAGTATCTGCAAATGCTCAAAGAGCTACTATCGCCGTTTGGGGCTCACAATGTGGAACCTCAGGTAAGGATCCTCGGCACTCACTACGACACGGCCACAGGATCTGACTCCAAAATTTTCTTTGGCAAAATGAAAAATGTTTGGGGCGCAGCGGTACTTGATCACCCAATAAAAAAGACGACTCAGGTACCCATTGCTTATGACAAGATGCGAACTATCTATGAGCAAACAGCCACAGAACGCACCTCATTTGCGGCCTACAAAAAGGCAACCAATATCTTTGACGAACTCTTTACCGAAATTGAAGAAAACATTCTTGAGCCAATATGGAGCGCTGAATAATGGAAAACATTAGCGAAAACCTAATCCCTAGTGCCGGTCGCGTGAAGCGCAACATTGCGGCCCAATTAACCAACCTGCAGGCTGGAAATACCTTTACTGATACTTTGTATAATGGCCGTGAAGTGATATTTACAGCAAGGGTGATCCCTGCAGAGGCTGTCGATGGCTTTACCTTTGTTAGCCCAATAAATGAACGTGACCAACATCGGTTAGACGAAAAGTCCCTAGATGATATTTTGCCGTCAATTCGTAAAAATGGCATGACAACATGGGCAATTGGTCGCGAGTCGTCAGTGGGACCGATTGAGGTCGCAGACGGCAGCCGCCGCCGTATGAGCTGTATTTTAAGTCAGCGTGATTACAAAATATTGGTGGCCGATCTAACCGATGATGAAATGGAAATGTACTCAATCATGGGTAACTTCCATAAGCAGCCATCAGCAATCGAAAAAGGCCGCCGTTATCGCCGCTTAGTTCGTAAACTTGGGAGTTTGAGGAAAGCAGAAGAATTTCTAAATGAAATGGGTGAAAAAGTCAGTCGCCGGGTAATTACCCGCTGCATAAAAGCTGCTGAGTTACCTAAATATATCGTGAACCTTTACCATGATATAAACGACTTAAGCGCAGATATGGCAGAAGCATTGCACCGCTATTCATTTAAAACACTGGAACCAGAAGAAGGGCGAATCGATGATGAAGCCAACATCTCGCCTTATATGTTCTCTGCATCAAGAAGCGTTATAAATGACCACAGCATGGCCGCTCAAGAGCTGACTAATTACTTGGTTGATTACTGTAAAGAACGCGCTGGATTAATCACTAAAAAAGATGATAAGCCAAGCCCACTAAAACGCAGTTATGGGAACGGTAAAATCAATGTTACCGATACTGAAAAACGCTTTACCATTGATATTTCTGAATTGACGAATAATCAAAAGGAAGAAATAGAACAATTTCTTAGTTTAATGCTTGACTTGGCTAAAGATAAATAGGGGGTTATATGAACTACTGGGACGCTCAACAATTAGCTGGTGCCGCTTTAGGATTGACTGAGGAAGCATTCGATAAAATCATTGATGAAGATGAAAGCCAGCTAGACGATTTGCTGTTTGAAAAATTTAATGTTGATTTTGATCAGTTTACAGAGATAGCAAGTGCTTTATTAAAGCTTACGCCATTAGTAGAAAGTGCGATATCTAAAGAACTGCATCATGCTTTTGTTAGACGCGATGATCGTGGGTATTGTGCCATCGTACAAATGAAACCAGTGTAAAAAAGTGGGGCGTTACGCCCCATTTTCTTATCGACTTAATTGCTTCACCTTGTCCACTATACCCTTAAGCTTTTCCGACAAACCCCACGCTACACCATAGTGCATACTATCTTCATCCAAAGTTTGAAACACGAGATCGCATGTGCTCGATGCTTGAATAACGTCTTTTTCTAGGTCCTCAATGTTCTCAATGTAACCCGTATCAAATTCCTTTTCTTCTGGTAATCCATAGGATTTAAACTGAGTAGATAGATAAAGCAACAATCTCAGACTTTGTGACCAAGAAGGTTCACCGTCACCATTAAGCCATTGCTCAAGTGTTTGTGGTGAAACCTGCATAATACTGCAAGCCTTCTCTTTGCTTATTCTAGCGCTATTAATGACAGTAGATAGGTTATTAGACTCCATCCTTGGTTTGCCTCCTTAGTTTTGCTTGGCTGATTTTTGCTGACTGAAAAGCCAAAAATACAATGATAAAATGCTCAAATGTTCCAAGTGCCCCCTTAAACATCACGTAATGGTCATAGAAGAACATCGGCGGAGAGGTCAATCCCTGACTGTATAGGTAATTCAATATATAAGGTGTTTTTCGTGTCCACTGCTCGATAAAGGTAGGAATGTTGTAAAGGATGGATAAGGCATAAATGCCAATTAATACATATTCTGCAAATATGCGTTGATAAACCAAGCTAGTAAAGAAGCGATTTGTGATGGCTTCTCTAAAAATCAAACAAAGGATGGTTATAAAGTCCAATGCAATATAAAAGCTGTAATAGGCCACCCAATTTGGTCCAAGCAAAAACTTATTTGCTAATACATCAATAACTTTTATCAACGATAAAATAATTAATACGCTAAAAAAATTGCGGTGATTAGCTGCAAACCAAAAGCAGGCAACACAAATTATCAGTACCGATATAGGGTTAAAAACAAACTTATAGACCTCATATACAACTTGTTCCATGTCGTATCTCCAAAACTACTTATTCAACCTGTTGGATTTTAGGATCTGGCTGAGTAGTGCCGCCGCCGACTGTAGGCTCATAAACAGGTGACTTTTCAGAAGCCCCCGTTATCGTTACCTTATCTTGATATTTTGAAAGGCTTGAATCATCTGGCGTGATAGGGTTGACTAAAGGCTCTTTTATGCCTGCAGCACTAGCCGATGTTTGCACTAAAGGGCGTGATTGACTGTTTACTGACGAAACCATTGCTAAACTCCATGTTAAATATTGGTATTTTTGTTGTGATCAAAGCTATCTTATCCTGAACTAGCAAGTTAACAAATATGCTATTTTTTATCAGGGATTTGCTTGGAATCAATAACTTATATAACCTTGTTTATTAAGACATTATCAATTTCCACGATGGAAAAATACTATGCTTAATATTTCCTCTAAGGAAAGTATTAAAGAGCTTATTGGGTTGCGTGTCAAATGTTGGCGCAAAAAAAATGGCGTAACTCAAGAAGTTTTAGCGGCAAAGCTTAATTGCTCAACATCAAGACTATCTAAAATAGAGACAGGTAAACAACTGATCTCAACCGATCAGCTTATTATAGGTTTAGGGCTTGGCTGGGATATTAACGAAATTCTGAGGGTTGAAACAAGTGACGCAGACACCGAGGAACTGACGAATAAAGAACTGCAGTTTTATTTAGGCCAACTTGATTACAATCAAAAGATGGCCTTACTACGTGCGATAAAAATACTTAACTCAATTAATGGTTAACAAAGTTACTAGAGCTACCGGGATCAATAACATAACCACCTTCAACTAATGGTGCTGACGGGAACCCCGCCCGTGGTTCTGTGAATCGGTATTGCTTATAGTGGCGACCATCTTTGTAATACTCATAAACACTGTACTGCTGTGGACCGGCTATTTTGAGTAATTGCCCCTCAGTCATGCACATGGTCGTTTGCCTAAAACGAATAGAGTCTTTATCAACCTTATAACCAGCACAGCTATGCTTTTGCTCATTATTTTGAGCCATTGTATTATTGTTGCTGGTACTTACATCAACCGCATTTTTTATTCGCTGGTCTGGTAAGTGGTAATCGACAACTGATCCAGACTTTAATGGAACTGGCTGGCTATCTTCACCGCAGGGATCAGACTGATAAACTCCATTGCACTGATATACTTCCGCATAGCTAGGTATGCAAAAAAATAATGGTACCAACCATAATATCTTCATAAGTTCTCTCCTTGTAACTAAACATCAATGTCAAAGTGTGGCAAATCAGGCGCTTGGCCAAGTACCCTTTTATCCTGCACATACACTTTAGAATCAATAGCTGCATCACCAATTGCATTAACTGAAAGTCCACTACCAGAAACACAAGTAACGGTACCATCATCATTAACTGCAATTACCTTCATAATGGCCCTAGGCGTCCCTAAGGCGCGTTTTAGCTGCTTTAACATGCTAGATATGCCTAATCAGTTTTACGCTTTGATAGATATCAATGCCAGCGCTAGGATCAACCGTAGCACTAATGCTTACATTATCACAAATGGCTTTATAAACTTCACCTCGATATGTCACGCCAATTAACATACCTTTTTGCAGTGGTGGTAAATCATTCATGATCGGCAAAGTAACGCTCACAATTTCTTTATTGCCGGTATCAGCTAACACCATAGTACCAGCCACTCTTGCTGCCTGAGCATCAACGATCAATGAAGCTGCTATGTCTTGGGCTGCAATATCGCCTGCAGTACCAGTGCGTTTAACTCTGGCACTCACCCCATTTTGCTCACCACGTAACCATACAACATTACATGGTTGGTTAATTTCTTCCTGTGAGTTATAGGTCAAAATTACCGCATCATGGATATTTACATCCGCTACTGAGGAACTAAATTCCCACGGTACTGTTGGCCAACGAGGGTAAACCTTTACCACCTGGTTAGCTTCATCGGCAATGATCATGCAATTAAGCTGTGATACAGCATCATTCAGTAGATCAAGCGGCGAATCTGCAATGGCTGAGTAAGCGCCTTTCGGCACCACAAAATCAGGTATTCCGATAAGCTCTAATGACCATCCACTGTTAGCCAAAATATCGCTGAGTAAGCCTGCGAATGACTTAGCAACAGTATTCGTATAACTAACAGCCCCCATCCAAGGAGCAGCAAGCAGCGCAGTTTTACTTCTACCATTGGCTGTAAAATTTTCAGTACCAAAAGATGATGACTTATTGACCTGCTCTGCTATCGCAAAAAACTCATAGCCATTAATGCTGATAAGCAGCAATTGATTGTGTGCTCTGCTGGCATCTATTGCGCTACCAAACTCAATAGAGACACCTTGAGTATACTGGCCACGGGCATCACTAATACTCACTGAGGTGATAACAATCACTTGGCCATCAGCGGCACGAACACAGGATAAAGTTGGCTGCATTAAGTAGTACCTGCGGATTTGTGGTTCAATCGGAATTTTAAAATCGATATTAGGTAATGGTGGATTGGCATCAATAAGGCCGCCGCCATCGTCCCAGTAGCACACGTTCGGTGAGGCCGTAAATCTAAGCTGTGTTGGGCTGGTTAAATTTGTCCAAGGTTCGCTAAAGCGCAGCGTGACCTTACCCACTGGCGGTACGTATTTACTGGAACATACCCAACGCGCCGCATGGGGTGCCCATGCCACAACCTTGTTATCACCTTGGCTTTGAATGTCGGTATAACTAAGCGCTATCTCAGTCGCTAGTTGCTCGCCGACATGCAGTTTAACGGTAATTTGCTGGCTCTTGGCGGCTGCTTGTGACCACTGCATTTCAAGCATTATCTGCTGTAGCTCTGGCACTATCCAATGACTTTCAGCTTGATGGCCATGGGACTGAGGTACCAACCAATTCATATCAAGTTGAAAAGGTACCAACGTATTCCACTGCCACTCAATGGCGAACGCTTCCCCAGCTAATGGTGGTGAGGCATTCCATAACATGCTGATTTGCTGCTTTAGAAGAATGCTTTCCCATGCAAAAAGTACATGAGTGTCGTGTGATTGACTACGTGTAATGAGGCTAATTTTCTGCTTAATACTTTGGCCTTGATCAAAAACTATTCCGCAAGCTATACCGATACTGCCAGCCTTAATTGGTATTTCTGGTATTTCAGGATCGGTTTCATCACCAAAGCGTAAGGTAATAGGTGACTTACTATTATTCCAATTTTCATCAAACCTTAGAACTATGCCAGCCAAATCATCAATAAATCTCAGCTTAATGGGTGAAACTCTGGCATACCAAAGTTTGTCAAATTCCATACTATTGACTCATGTTAACAGTATTGGCATCCACTATTTCAGCCATCACACCATCTACAAACTTACAGTCATATACCAGAGAATCATCAAGTATACCGACCAATAGCCTATTAGATGTGGTGTACGAAATAGCCACTAATAATTTAACAACACTCGTTGATGATCGTATTGTGTTGTTAATAACCTCACCAGTGTTTCGGTCGATGATCATGAGACGTTCAGCATTGATATCCATGTCTACCGTAACCAGCCCTAACGGGCGTGGTACAAGAGGGGCAGCTTTGATAAATAAAATTGTATTCATCAGTACCATTCCTCAATATTTACCCACATCATATTAAAATACCCTCTCAATAATTGATATTTAGCACCGTTAAAAACCCTCTCCGTCGGCCATGTAGCATTGCCATAACCGGGCATATTTAATGCAAATAGACCGGGCAATACACCACGAAAATAAGGATTTTTACTGCTGTAAACACAGCTCAGACCATCTATATCTGTATACGATGTGCCGCTCATTCTCAAAATTGCAGGTAGTAATACAGGGTTAACTGCTTGTGACTCAAGTGTATAGTTTGAATTTGGTGACTGGACTGCTATTGTTGCAGTGTCAATATTGTATTGATTTGCTTTTGAATTACCATCTACACCATACATCCTGCCAGATGGAGAGTTGCCACCATACGCCAAAGCATGACTGTAATTAGGGGATGTTGTATCTGTTGAAAATGAACCTGCACAAATAGTGAACCTGGTTACATCATTTGCATAATTACTATCAATATCACCTACAAAATATTGAATCTCATACTCCGATGAGCTTAAATAATTAGTCGTTTTAAGCTCATACCTAGGGATGATGTACGCTCCTGCTGACGTACCTATTATCACCCACTGGCTATGATATAAGGAACTATAGTGAGTAAATTGATAGCTAGGGTGTGTAAAATTGTCCAATGCTGACATAGAAGATGCTGCTCGTAAATACAGCACTCCACCACCAGTGTTAACACCACCTGGCGACCAGTATTGTACAAAACCACCACTCCCCTCTATAGTAGAATTGCGAAATGCAATCTTGTTCGTTCCTGCATCTTCAAATGCAACAGACCAGCCTAAACCAGCCTTTGCACCGTAACCTGTAACTAAACAGGCTTTTAATACTGCGATGATTTCACTCGGGGTTGGGTTTGAACTTAACTGCGGTGCTCCCGCATCATCCCAACGATAAACTGTTACTGGTAAGCCCATTGCAATGCTCCTATGACTCGTTGCCGAAAAATGACAATACGGCTTTATCTGTAGTGATTTGACTGTGACCGACCTGCACATTACGCAGCAGCATTATCGGATTTGAAGCGGCGAACGTGGCGAACCGAATCGCCTCACCCGTTTGCCAACCGCCACCCCATGCGCCTGAACGGATAATGAAATAAGGGGCATTAGTCAGTGGGTTAATGGGGGCAAAATCATTCAACGTATCGCCTATGGCGATTTGCCCAAGACGGCGGCCAACACAGCGAAATGATGTAGGCGAAAACATAATCAATACCCAATCTTCATTCACTGCAGTGGTGTTTTTAACTTCAAACGGATAGTCAACCGCATTTACGTTGCCCGTTGCTGGGTCGCCATCGAGATCCCAATTATTGGCCCAAGCGGTCATATCGCGCACTCTGCCAACACGCGCCTGCAGGTCGCCAAGGATTTGCACACTGGCTAATGTGGTACCTGCTGGATATTCACGGGCTAAGGGCTTGGCCAACACAACGCTATTGCCTGTAAACGATGACACTAAACCGAGTTCCATAATGGTATCGCTCAGCACAAATGGCGCAGTAAACCCCGTAAAATCACTATTAATCGTGACCGTTCCTTCCACCTTGTTTACAGTGAAATGGTCATTGTTAGTGGTCCATAGGCTGGCACCATTGGCATCGATAATATCCACAAACTGGGCATTTTCACGAATAGTCAATACTGTGCCAATCGGGCCTGAGGCTTGCTGCACTTGGGTATGAGAAAGCGCGACTGTGCCCCAGCGTCTGAACATATCGACAATGCCGTCATTAGGTATACGCAGTGGGTTTAGCCCGTAAATCTCAGCGGGGGGTAGCTGGCGCAATTGGTCGGTAATGTCATAGCGCAGCGTAGTTAAATCCACCGGATTGGTAAATAACAGCTCAACCAAACCATCTACGATAGTGCCGCTAATGCCACTGCCCGTTATCACGCCTTGATTGTCAGATGAGGCGCTGATAATGGCATGGTCGGATATCCGCTCAACCTGCACGTAAAAGCTCTCTAACAATGGATTTGCCACACTCAAGGCAAATTTAGCCGTAGTATCGCCGGCAGCCGCTGCTGTGGTTGATTCAACTAAACCTGAATAGGTCAGTGTAAAATCACCACGGCTTACCGTTTGCTTAGTCACCACCCCAGTAAAATAATCAATGGTCGCCAGCAAATCAGTGGAGTCATACAACTTACCGATACCGCTATACACATTTTCAAATACGTCCTGAGGCACATAGTTACTATCGGCAAACACAGCGCGGCCTTTGATACTGCCGACCGTTAACTGCTTATTGGCAGGGAATGCATTAGCACTTGAGTAAATGCTGTATTTATACGCAGAAACATAATAGAGCGAGACAGTGGGATTATTGACAAAGCGCACATCAGGCCGCAGCGTAACGGTCACGTTACCCGTTCCGATAGTAATCGACTGAACTAATGAATTACTCGCGGCGAAAACGCCATAAGGATCGGTAGAAACTGCAGTGACAACATCAGTATCTATCAGTAAATCCGCTGTGGTGAAGGTATAGCTATACGTCCCTTCTGCGCTTGGCTGGCTAATCACTTTGCGGATCACTTGGCTAACAGTGGCATCGCCGTTATCACTGCCGCCCGTGATGGTATT